GCTCTAGCGGCGTTTCATGAATCCGAGGAGAAATGCTACTGGGCTAACTGGTGGTTTTCGCAGGACAACAACTGGATCTCGAAAGAGTATCCAGTCCTGCGACGAGCAAAAGCGCTCGTCTACCAGCTGCTTGGTGAGCAGCTCCCGCTCGATAAGGTCGCGCGCGGTTTCGGCTGGGGCCCTGGTGCAAGCACCAGGCTTCCTCGCCGGCGTGGCGATTCATCCTATAAATACTCGGGTCAACCCGAGGTGTCACCAAATTGTCTGCCCCTGGCGCGCGCAGCCATGTTGGCTGTGCCCTGCTGGATCCCAGCGGTCAACTCTGTTGAGCCGATAGCTGTATGGGGGAGCAGACTCACCACGGTCCCAAAGAACTACAAGACCGACCGCGCGATATGCGTCGAGCCCGACATGAACATGTATGTTCAAAAGGGCTTAGGCGCGTTTATTCGTCGCCGCCTGAAACTGGTTGGCGTTGATCTCGACGATCAACGTATCAATCAGCAGGGCTGCTACGACCTGTCGTTAGCCACCATAGACTTCTCGGCGGCCAGCGATAGCATCTCGCAAGGGTTGGTTTCGTACCTCCTTCCCGACCAGTACTGCGATTTCATCGCTGCAGCACGGTCAGAATTCGTTACCGACAATGGCCGGCTATACCGGTTAACGAAGGTATCGAGTATGGGGAATGGTTTCACGTTCGAGCTGGAAAGCCTGATATTCTGGGCACTCGCAGCAGCTTCAGTTGATGAAGTGAACGGAACCCCCGAAGGAGCGTTCATTGGATTGGATCGTCGTGTCCACGTCTACGGGGATGATGTTCTACTCCCCGTGGAGTCAGTTGAAACCTTCAGAAGCGCTTGCACGCGTTGTTACCTCACGGTCAACGCGGACAAGTCCTTCTGGTCTGGCTCCTTCCGCGAGTCTTGCGGAATGCACGTGTATAAAAATCACGACGTTACGCCATTCTACATCCGGCGGCCGGTAAAACGAGATCTGGATCTATTCTTGCTGCACAACAGTTTGTATCGTTGGGCAGCGAGATGCGACTGCCTGTTGACACTTAGGCAGTACAACAAAATCCAGGCTCTTCTTGCGAAGCTTCGCAGCTTTGCACCGGCTCGTTGGCGTAGGCCAAGGTTACCGGACGGTTACGGCGATGGCGCCTTTATCGGGTCATTCGCCGCATGCAGTCCGCGACCGCATCCGGGTGGTTGGGAGTATTTCGAAATAGCTATCCTTTCGGCAACTGCCGAGTTGATAAGCATCGATGTTCCTGGCCTCCTCGTCAAAAGTCTATACAACATGGAGCGCCGCCGCAGCTTTTCTGTGCGGCTAAGCATTCCTGACTTAGACGAATGGGTTCAGTTCCATGAGCCTATTGGGTGGGCGGAGCCCTCTGAAGAGGGCCCCGTGGCACGGCAGTACATCGCCGTCCCGTGGGCCGCGTTTGGGTAGACTTTGCAGCCCTAACGCGGTACTATTTTGGGCATGATATAACTCATCATGCTG